GCTTTGACAAATCCTACAAGTTTTGATATTACTGATACTACATTGGGTACCAAAAGCTATAGCGCAGGAATTTTTAGTTATACTCCAACAAAAACAGGAGAATACAAATATACTTATACTGATACTGTAACTAGTACAATTACTGGTTTACCAATTCCTTTGGTTTATAACCAAGGTAAAGTTTCAGTCATGTTAAAAGCCAATCCTTTGTATGCAATACCAAATGAAGACACTGGAAATAATATTAACACTGGACCTGGACAGCCAAACAGATACCATGGTGTTGCTGTTAACGAAGAAAGAACTAAATTTGCTTTATTAGATAGCACATGGAATTACATTCAAAATAGTGGTGATTGGGTTGGAGATAGTTATGCAACTATTTTAGCTTCGCTACCATATAATAGTCTTAATACAAATTCAGTCGTTTATGAAACTATCAGATTGCATTTAAGATCAGGTTACAATTTTGCTGGTCGTGGTTATGAAGGATTCTTATTTGAGGTTAGAGTACCAAGAATAAGTGGTATCATGAATAACTTTACTCAGATTGTTTATTTGAACTCATCAAATTATGAACTTCAAAATCCTGAGCCATTTATTTTATCAGAAACACTTTATTCTAAGTTTATTGAAATTAAAGTGCCTTCATTAAAAGACTTAGATCCTGATTTTGCTGAGCTATTCTTTGGACTTGCAGCTTCTGGAAATGAAGTTGATCCTACTGCACAATATGACATTAGTTTTAAATTAATTGACACTTATAAAACACTAGGTGGTTTTGATTTTATCGAAACAGCAGAAGAAACTAATTTTGCTTTGGCAATCGAAGATGAGTTTATTGATATTTCAGCTAGTGTTACAGAATCAACAGAAGGAGATTACTTTGAAATGGTAGGTCTATATAATGGATCTGCTGCATCATTCAATAGTTATATTACAAATAGAATTAATACATCTTCAGACGACATAACTGTTTCTCATGATATTACTATATTTGAACAAATCGGTAATTCATTTATAAAGACGTTTCAAACTACGTTTAATCAAACTCAAGATTTTGATGAGCCTATTACATTTAGACCTATCATTAAAAATGCAGCTGGTGCAGTTTCTTTTACAATTGATTATACACTTAGAGTTTATAACGAAACCGATAATACTCAAATTGTAAAAAATTCAAGTTGGAATAGCTTAAACTCTATTAACAAATGGACACCTACCAAATTTGGTAAGAAGTTACAAAACATAGTTCTTAAGAATTCAAATGTTGAAACTAAGGTTTACAATAAATTGCCAATGATGAATATGGCAACAGCTACAGAAAAAGCTATGAACTTGAATCCAATTCAAAGTCAAGTAAAATATGTACAGAACTTTACTGAAAGAGTTAACGTAGTAACAAGTAATTCATCTGTTAATATTAATGCTGGAACTGCTTTAGAAACTTCAGCAACTGCATTCGTTGGAGAAGGACTTGCCGAAATTTCTATTTCACCAGTTGACACTTTCATTAAATTTAAAGTAGCAAAAGAGGTTGATGGCGATTTAGAAGCTGTAAACCTTACTAATGCTGAAACACTATATTTATTTTTTAGTGATGGTGCAGGAAAAAGAGTTAAGTTTGCCAATACACAGGAATACAAAGCAATTGATTCTTCAATGGGAGAAATCTTATTTAAAGTAGACGAAGGCAATGCTAATATTGTCAGAGGCTTTGTTAATAAACAATTTTATATCACAATACACAACGGATCTAATGAGACTATGTTGTATAGTGGAAAATTCAAGAACGCATAATGATTTTAAATTCTAGAAATAATCTATTTGAATTTAAGTTTCCTAGGAAATTTATACCTGAAGAAGTAGCTGCCAAATATAAAAGTTATTTGAACAGAATACCAGGTTCTGTCCTTAGTGAACCTATTGATTATATTAATTATAGTATTCAAGGAATCTCAATGCCAGGAATTGCGTTTGATCCAGTTGAACAAAACTTTAATGATGGTACTACAACATATCACAGAGGTGCTATTCCAATTCAAAATACAATTAACAGAGAGTTTTCTGTTACCATGCAACTTTTAGATGGTTTTATTAACTATTGGATCATGTTAGACACTTTGCTTTATTATTATAGTAAAGATGTTAAAGAGCCATTTATCCAAGATGTTAGTCTTAATATTCTAGACGCTGAGGGAAATATCTTAGCAACTGCTAAGTTTGAAAAGCTAATCTTTAAAGAACTAGGTGAACTTGAATTAAATATGAGTACTAACGTTGCTCAGTTTTCTACATTCGATTGCACATTTAATTATAATAAATTCAACCTTAAAATAGAGTTGGATTAATCTGATATATACTATATGAAAACATTCATTGAACACTTACAAGAAACCGTTAATCCCGATATCAAGGCTTTAAATGAAGCCCTACAGGAAGAATGGTCTCCTGAATTAGAGTCAAAGGTTGATGCTGCTATTTCAGAATGGTTAAAGCAATACACTGATGAGTCTGGTAAAATTGATTTGGAAAGATTCAACGAAGAAATTACTAATGAAGGCTTTTTAGGAAGTATCTTAGGAGGACTTACAGGATTTGCATTAGGTAAATCAATTGGTAAAGTTATCGCTAATGTATTAGGCATACAATCTGGCGTTTTATTTGATCTTCTAACCTCAAGATTAGTTGGAGCTGCCTTAGGCTCTGCTCTTGGTTCACGCGTAATTTAATGAACATAGTTTCAATTGACTTCTCTATAAATTCCCCAGGAATTTGTATTTACAACACCATTGACCAGAATTACATTTTTGTTTCTTACCTAAAACCCAAAACGGGAACGAAGGCAGAACAAAAGATGCAAGACGACATGTCAATCTTAGAAGGTTGTGTGATGGTTAAACAACCAAACTTTGCAGCTCAAACTGAATTTTCAGAAGGAGAACTTGCAAAGATCTTAAAATACAAGACCATCTCAAAGGATATTATTAATATCATCTTAACTCACACCAGGTGGGAAGATCCATACTTATTTGCTTTTGAAGGCTCTTCTTACGGATCAAGTGCTGGCACAAATAACATTATTGACATGGCAGCCGCAGCAGCTATCCTAAAATTAGAGATTATAAATACCATAGGTCCTAAAGATATTATGACTATTGCCCCTTCAACTATCAAGAAACATGCTGGTAAGGGTAATATGAAGAAAGATGAACTATGGGGTAAATTCTTAGAAAATTGTTTGAACGATCCAAATCTTGAGTCTCATCCTATTTTTGAGTTTGTTAAAACTTTGGGAGTTTGCAAAAAAGTGCCGAAACCCCTTGATGACTTAATTGACGCTTATTTCCTGAATCACTTAGTTGGGTCTAAATTGGTCCAAACCTAATCTACCTTCTGGCTTAAAGACTTTAATTATATGCTAGTGCTGAAAAACTGTTTCAAAAAAAGTGAAAATAATTTAATATTTTTAAAATAGTTCTTTGGGGCCTCATTTTTTTAACAGTAGACGGATATATAGAAGGTGATACTTTATGTATAAGCTCCAATCCCGGGTTATCTTTCACTATTTTTGAAACATATCTTAGGGTACACGGTATAAGTATTGTTATCGCACTTAAAGGCATTAACGCAATTAATAATTAAAGAACTAAACAATTTAAAGAATTAAAGACATGGCAGAATTTGACATCTTCAATCTTGGGGTCGACGCAGTTGACACCCACGCAGTACAAACAACTTCTAACTCAGAAGTGTACAAACCTACCGCAGATGACGGTAAAGACGGAACCTACAAAGCACTTATCCGCTTCGTACCTAATCCAAAAAACCCACGTAACTCACTAGTTAAAAAGTATGTACATTGGTTGACTGACGCTTCAGGCGAAGGTAAACTAGTTGACTCACCTACTTCTATCGGTGAAAAGTGTCCAATTGCAGATGCATTCTGGAAACTACGTAAATCAGACTCAGCTGTAGATCGTAAGATCTCTGAGAAATTAAAAAGACGTGAACAGTATTACGCTCTTATCAAAATCATTAAAGATCCACAAAATCCTGATTTCGAAGGAACATATAAGATCTTTAAATTTGGTTACAAAATCAAAGAAAAGATTGACGCAGAATTGAAACCAGACTTTGGTGAACCAACTCAAATCTTTGACCTTTTTGAAGGCAAAAACTTCGAGTTAATCATCACTCGTCAAGGTGAATTCAATAACTACGATAAATCAAAATTCTCATCAGCCCGCTCACCAATCACAATTGATGGTAAAGCAGCAGAACGCAATGCAGAATTTATGGCTTCTATCAAAGAAGAAATCACATCAGCACCAGATTTAACAGCTTACGAATACCAAGTATGGGATGACCAAACTAGAGACTTCGTTAATGCAACATTACGTCAATATTTGACACCAGGTGGATCAGCAATGGACGAGCTAACAAGCTCAGCTCCAAAGAAAAAAGCTGCACCAAGCAAAGCTGCTGCAACAGCAAGTGAGGATTTCGATTTAGAAATGACTACTTCTGCACCATCAGCAACTGCAACTGTTAACTCAAGTGATGCTGACGATTTAGATTCATTCTTGAACGACTTAGACATTTAACAATGGCTAATATCAGTGATGATTTAAAAGATAAAATCCGTCAACTGGTTAAAGAAGTCGTTGTTCAAGAACATACAAACTCACAGAAACAAATGATTAAGGAAATGCCAGGGCGATTAGCTCTGGCATGCCCTTTTTGTGGTGATTCAACTAAAGATGGCTTAAAGAAACGTGGCAATCTTTTTTGGGACACCTTGCAATATCACTGCTACAATTGTGGAGAACATAGTGATGTACATGCATTCTTAAAACATTTTGGCTTTAGACTAAGTTCATCGGAAGATTCATTGGCAGTAATTGATATTGTCAAAGAAAATCGTATGTCAGTTGCCAGAACAGAATCACTTCAACATGCTGTCCTTTTACAAGCAGCAGAATTAGCAATTCCAATTCAAGACTTTAAAAAATTAACAGGAGCAGTAAGCATTGAGCCTGGAGATTTTGCGTGGTTTTATTTAAAAGGACGTATGTTGCATTATATGTGTGATGACTTTCTTTATCAACCCAAGAATAAAAAACTCTTGATCTTAAATCGAGTTCCTGGTAAAAATGCCATTTTAGGCTATCAAGCTCGTGGTATAGGATCTTATAAAAGCAAGTACTTGACATTTGAATTAAGTAAAATGTATGAAGACTTTGGCTTAGAATTCCCGGAAATGATACCTGAAAACAAAGAAACCCTAAATAGGATCTCAACCCTATTTGGTATTATGAGCATCGACTTTGGTCGCTCTTTTACTTTGTTTGAAGGACCAATTGATGCTAAGTTTATGAAGAACACTATAGGACTCGCAACTGTTGGTAGAAATACTGATGAGTTTGATGAGATTCAAACAGTTAGATACTTCATGGACAATGACGAAGCTGGTAAAAAGAAGATGATTGAAAAGCTTAAGAAGGGCAAATCAGTGTTTTTATGGTCTAAATTTCTTTCTGATGCAAATATAGATACATATATAAAGGATCTAAATGATCTGGTAAAGTATTGTGCCGAAACAAAGAATAAACACTTAAATAAGATTAATGACTATTTTAGTAACTCTAGTTTCGATATGTACCATATATGAAAAAAACATTTGAACAAAGCATGCTCGACTCACTCGAGGAATTTAACAATGATAAACAAAGACACAGCAAGAATTTTAGATTGCTAATAGGCTTCGACGTGCCTCAGTACAATTATTCTAGTCCAACGTTTAACATACCTCAAAAGCCCAAGAACCCTAAGAAAAGAATCGCCGATAAATATACAAAGCCCGGTAAGAACTCACTTTTTTAAAACAATATAGATGTCAAATAA